GGTCTCGGGGGAGGCCGGGAACTGACCGGCCGCACCGGCGACCAGCGCGCCGGAACTGAGCCGCACGGCCCACCAGGCGTCCCCGTCCTCGCCGCGCGCCCGGAGCCGGACCTGGTGCCGCCGCTCACCCACCGGCGGGGAGTCCACCGGCGTGGCGAGGATCAGCGCCGAGCCGGAGCCGCCCCAGGTCGCGTACGTCGCGTCCGAGTTGTCGCTGGTCACGCCGTGGAGCGTGCCGGTGCTCGGCGTCCAGCCAACCCCCGAGGAGGTGGCGGACGGCCGGAGCGTGGTGATCGTGCCCATGTCCCTACCTCCCCGTCATCGTGCCAAGGTAGCTTGCCCCAGGCGCTCCAGGATGGCCTCGGCGGCCTCCTGGCCCGCCTCGCGGCCCTGGCCCTGGACCACGATGGCCCCGGCCTGGATCGTCACGTGGACGCCCGGCGCGCCCAGCGCCGCACCGTCGCCGCCGCGCGCCCGGCCAGCGGCGGCAGCAGCCGCCGAGGCCGCGAACGTGGGGAGGTCCCCCGTCAGCCCGGCCAGGGTCTTCTTGATCGTGCCGAACTCGCGCTCCAGGCCGGTCCCGAACCCTTGCATGACCAGGCGGCCGGAGTTTTCCAGGATGCGCTTGTCCACCTCGGCCGGACCCTTCCAGTCCGGGAGCATGGAGGTCAGCGAGCCCAGCAGCGAGCGCACCCGGCCGAACCCGGCCTGGATGCCGGAGATCAGGCCGTTGATGATCTGGCGGCCCGCGTTGACCAGCCACCCGGCGGCACCGGCCAGCGCGCCGGTGACCGCGCCCCGGACGCTGGAGACGGCGGAGCGCACGTTCCCGATCGCTCCCCGGACCGCGTTCGCCATCCCGGTCATCAGCGACCGACCAGCGCTCACCAACCAGGAGGCCGCGCTGGCCGCCGCGCCCACCAGGGCGCTCCGGACCGCGCCGATGGCTCCGGCCGCCCGGCTCACACCGGCCGAGATCACCGAGCCGATGAACCCGGCCATCAGCCGGACACCGGCGGCCACGATCTGGCCGAGCGCCGAGAGGAGCCCCTGGGTGATTGCCGCGTTGATCTTCAGGACCGCCCCGAGGATCTGGGGGATGGCCCGGATGAACGCCTGGGTCAGCATGACCATGATCCGGAGCGCGGCGGCGGCCAGCGCCGGGCCGTTGTCGATCAGCGCCTGGACCAGCGTCGGGATCAGGGTGTCCATGATGAAACTGATGATCATCGGAAGCGACGTATTGAACGCCTCCACGATCTTGAGAATCATCTGGATACCGGCCTCGAAAATGGCCGGGGCATTCTGAAGGAACGCGGCGAGCTGGGGGATCAGCGTCCCCGTGATGAACTGGACCAGGATCGGCAGATTGGCGACGAACGCATTCAGCAATTGCGTCATCACCGCGATTCCGGCCTCAATGAATTGCGGCGCGTTCTCGAACAGCGAGGTGATCGCCGGGATGATCACGCCGGTGATCGTGCTCGTGATGATGCCGATGTTCTGAATGAACCCGTTCATCACTTGCTGGATCATGTTCAGGCCCTGTTGCATCAGGGCCGGTCCCTGGGTCGCCAGGGTGTTGAGCAGCGTCGGGATGAGCTCGCCCTGGATCGTCGCCACGACCTGGGGGAGGGCCTGGCCGATCCCCTGGATGATCGCCGTGATGATGTTGATGCCCAGGAGGAGGAGCTGGGGCGCGGCGCTGATGAACGCGCTCAGGATCTGGGGGATGGCCTGGATCAGCGCGGTGGCGATGGTCGGCAGGGCGGTCATCAGGCCCGTGACCAGGCCCTGGATGAGCTGGAGCCCGGCCTGGATGAGCTGGGGGATCAGCCCGATGATGCCGGTGATCAGCGTCGTGGCGAGCTGGACCACGGCCGGGAGGAGCGTCGGCAGGGCGTTGACGATGCCGGTCACCAGGCCGTTGATCAGCGCCCCGGCGGCCTCCACGATCCGGGGCGCGGACGCCACCAGCGCGTTGACCAGGCCGGTCACCAGCGAGACCACGCCTTGGACGATCTGGGGGATGATCGTCGGGAGGGCGTTCGCCAGCCCGGTCACCATCTGGAGAATGGCGTCCGTGACTTGCTCGCGGAAAGCGAGGATGTTCTGGATGATCGTCGGGAGATTGGCCGCCAGGTACTGGAGGCCCTGGCTCACCAGGCGCTGGATCGCACCCACAGCCCAGTCGAATACCTCGCCCCACGAGGAGAACCCGGTAGCGAACTCCCGAATGGCGACATAGGTACGCGCAGACCAGGCGATGAACTCGCCCAGCTTGCTGATGATGAACTGGATTCCGTCGAAGAAATCACCGAAGAAAACGGCCAGCTCAGGCGCGGCTCCGGCGATGTTGTCGAACATGTTCCGGAGCGCGCCGCCGGTCTCGCTCAGCCCGGTGGCGAACGCTTGCATGATCGGGCCGCTGGACTGGACCAGGTTCACGAACCCCGGGAGGGCGTTCTCCACCAGGCCGACCACGCCGCTGGTCAGGACCGCGATCTGGGGGGCCAGGCCCTCGAACATCTGCCGGAGCTGGGGCGCGATGCGTACGGCCAGCTTCTCGAACTCGCCCAGCGCGTTGACCAGCGGCTGGAGCATCGGCTGAGCGGCGGCCGTGAACTCCGACTTCACCGTGTCGGTCAGGCTCTTGGCCGCGTTCTTGAGGGCGCTCTCCTCCTTGAGCAGCGCCACGGCCAGGCCGATACCGGCGAACCCGACTCCGGCCGCGATGCCAGCGCCGATCAGCGAGCCGATCGCCGGAACGGCCGCGCCAGCGATGGCGGCGGCCATGCCCAGGCCCACGCCGATCAGGGCCGGGCCAGCGATGGCCGGAATCCGGCCCAGGCCCGCCGTCAGCGCGTTGGCGAACAGCGTTGCGGTGTCGGTGCCGGTCCGGCCGAACAGGCCCGCCAGGAAGCGCCGGATGCCGCTCTCGTCGGTGTTGCGCTGGAGCCCTCGGCCGATGGCCTTCCCGGCCGCGCGGCCCGCCGCGTCACCGGCGGCCGACCCGGCGCGCTCGCCCATCGCCACGAACCGGCCGTTGGCGTCGCGGAGCTTGCCGTCCGCGCCAACGGTGATGCCCTCCCCGAGCTCGCGCCCGGCCTCCAGCCCACCCTTGCGCACGCCGTCCGAGTCAATCGGGACGTTGACGGGCGTGATGTCGATCCGTGACAGTGCACGGTCAAGGTCGCGTTCGGTCTGCCGGGCGAAGTTGCGTACGTCGCCCTCAACCTCAACCCTGGCCTTGCCCACATCGGTCACGTGACCAGCCTACGGGGCTTGACAATGCCCCGTCATTCCGGTGCAAGGGGGCATCTCGCGTAGGATGGCCGGATGGATGTCTCGCGCGCTCAGCTCTCGAACCTCGGGGACGAGGTGGTCCTGGAGGACCCCGGTTTCCCCTGGACGGTCCGAGTCCGGCTGTCCAAGGATGCGGACCGGCCGGTCGTCCTGAGCCTCGCTGTGGAGTCCAGGGACGGCCAGCCGGTCAGCTCCACCGTGCTGGCCCAGATCCCGGTCCGCCAGCTCGCCAGCGTGGCCGCCAGCGCCCTGAAGGGCGAGGGGGAGGCCCAGTACCGGATGCTGGCTCAGCCGCGCCCCAAGGGCTCTAGGAGCTGGCCGCCCGAGCACTACCGGAACGTCCACCGCGTGGCGGCCTGGGCACGCGCGACGGGCCGCCCCGGCGGCGCGGCTGGGGCTGTGGCGGAGTTTTGGGAGGTCCACTACCGGACGGCTCGGCGCTGGCTACGGGAGCCGGTTTAGGCCGGGGTCCGGCCATCGCCTCGAACTCGCTCACCACGCGCTCGCTCGGGCGGCGCTTCTTGCCCGGCTGGGTCAGGCTCTCGTCCTCCAGCAACGCCTCGAACTTGGCCTGGGTCTCCTCGTCCGGGAACCGGCTGGTGACCTCGGCGTAGATGGCGTCCAGCGCCGCGCCCAGCGGCGCGTCCTCCCAGCGGAACCCCCGGCGCATCAGCGCGCCGTTGATGCTCGCCCAGTGCATGTTCGCCACCGAGGCCAGCACCACGCACACGTGGAGCGAGCGCCCGGCGGCGGCCTCCAGGGCGTCCGTCAGCGCCGGAGCGAGCTCGGCCTGGTCCACCTCCCCGGACAGGAGGAGGTCGTCCAGGTTGAACGGGTCCTCCGGGCTTGACACTACAAAGTCAAGGATCTCGGTCAGGTCGCCGGAGGTCAGCACCGGCCACCAGTCCACAGCCGAGAGGGCCGGAACGTCGTACGTCCGGCCCCCCAGCTCCAGCTCGATGGCCCAGCACCGCATCGACGCGAGCGGGTCCACCTCCACGTCAGCCCGCCAGGCTCCGGGCCAGCTCCAGGAGCCGGTCCACCGTGGCGGACGGCGGCGCGCCGTCCCACTTGGGCGCGTGCTCGCGCTCGGGCACGGCCGCGAAGTCGTCCCAGTGCGCCAGCTTGTAGTGGTACGTGATCGTGCCGGTGGGGAGCTCGATCCCCACGATGAAATACCCGCCCTCGAACATCGGCGCGTCGTCCGGGTGGTGGGCCTTGCTCCGCCAAGAGTCCCCGGCGCTGGCGGCGGCACCGGCCAGCACGGCGGTCAGCGCGCGCCGGTGGTCGTACAGCTCGTCCATCGTGTGGTACCCGTCGCTGAGCTCGATCCGGCCGGACACCACCTCGATCCGGCGGACCTCGCCCTCCTCGGTGGTCACCTGGTAGGCGTTGCCCTCCCCGGTCACCGGCCCGGCTCCTCGAACAGCGGCGGGTCCACCACGATCTGGGGGCGCGGCACCGAACCGGCGCGGCCGGTGCTGGCCTTGATCCCGGCGCGGACGGCCGCGTCCTTGGCCTGGATGAGCGTGTTCAGCGCCGTGGTGAGCTCGGGGGAGTCGGTCTCGATCTCCACCACCAGCTCCACGGCGGTCTGGTAGAACGGCCGCGAGTAGCGCTGAAGCGACTCGGGGAGGTGCGAGAAGGTCAGCCACTGGAGGGCGTCCTTGACGCCCGGGTGGCGGCCCTCGGTCAGGTGCTCGGCGTGCTCGCGCGTCCCGAGCTGGGACGCCGGGTTCGGCTCACGGGTGCCCAGGGGCATCATGCGGTCTTCCTCCGTCGCTTCTTGGGGCGGAACGAGAGCTGGAGGGGGAGGAGCCGCTGGCGCTCCAGCTTGGCCTCGCGGCGCTCGGCCGCGCGGCGCTGGGTCCTCCTCCCCCGGCTGTTCATCGGGCCTTGCCCGGGGCCGCCTTCTTGCGCGTGGCCTTCTTGGCGGGGGCCGCCTTCTTGGCCGCGCGCCGGTCGGCGCGGTTGCCGTTCTCCTCGGCGTAGGTGGCGAACGCATCCACCGTGCCGTTGATGATCTGGGCCGTGTCCATCAGGCCGATGGTCCCGGCCAACATCTCGTCGTCCAGCCACTCCTTGTCCACCTCGTGGACCAACAGCGAGTCGATGATCAGGCGCGTCCGCTCCAGCGCCTTCATCACCTGCTCACCGTTCCAGCCGGACACGTCCGCGCCCTGGAGCTGGCGGAGCGTGCGCTTCCACACCAGGAGCTGTTCGGGGCTCGGCATCCGGACCCAGAGCTGGCGGCCCGCGAACGGGATCTCCAGCTCGGGCATCGTGGCGGCCTCGGCCGCCGGGGTCTCCTGTTCGGTCATGGTGTCACCATACCCCAGGGTGGGAGGGCATCTCAGCCGCGCGGCCAATGCCAGACGTACAGGTACGTGATCCACCCGGCCAGGGCCAGGCCCACGCCGAGGCTGATAGCCATCGCCCGGAGCACCGGATCTCGCCACCACGGGGAACGGGGAGGCGGCTCCTCCTGACTCACCCGATCGTCACCGTGAACCCCTCCTGGGCGGCCACCTCGCGGAACCCGGTGGACAGGTATGGCCGCCCGGCGCGCGCTGGCTGGCGGACCTGGCGCGCGTAGACCACGCGGCCGTCCACGACGAACCGGAGGAGTCCGCCCGGCCGCTTGGCCCGGATGGTCAGCGGGCCGCGCCCGTTGTGCACGGCCGCCGCATACTCCGCCGTGTACTCCACGCCCCCGATGACCAGCGCCCCGGCGTCGCGTCCAAGCTCCATCCGGCCGGACGCCCGGAGGTTGCCGGTGTCCACTGGGACCAGCACCTGAGAGCGGGTGTACGTCCGGCGGACCACCCGGTTGACCTTCTTGCGCGCCTCGTCCATCCCCACGCCGTGGAGAGTCGCCCGGTCGATGCGGAGCGAGTGAGCAGCCATGCCGCCAGCGTACCGGTTTGCCACATAGCCGTGATGACTGTAAGGTTGTCACATGAGTGACGACAAGATCACCGAGAAGCGTTCAGACCCCCAGGGCCTGGACTGTCCGGCCGCTAAGCCCATGTGCCTCTGTGGCGTCCGGGGGTGCACCCGGGCGGCCGAGCACGCCCGGACGATGCGCTCCAGCACGCGGCGGCGGCGCTGGCGGCTCTGACACTCCAGCGTCAACGGGCCGGGTCAGCTTGCTGGCCCGGCCTCGCTGCAATCACAGGCCGGACCCCGGAGCGTGACCGGCATCAGCCCGCCCACGCACCCGCCCTGGACCTCGATCGGTTGCCAGACGCCGGGGAGGACGTTCCGCGAGCGGTTGGCCTTGGCGTCGATGAAACAGCACAGCGCGCGCCGCATGGCCGCCGCGCCGTCCATCACGCCCTGGACCGTGGCGTCCCACTCCTCGGCGGTGGGGATGGTGTCCTCGTCCCCCACGGGCGCGCACCGGACGAACCCGAGCTCCAGGGTCACGCCCCAGGCGCTGATCCCCTTGGGCTGGGGCTGGGCGTCCTGGACCGGGAACGCGGCCGAGCTCGGGAAGAACGAGGCCGGGCGGACCCAGGCCAGCCCCTCGCAGCATTCGTCCTGGAAGGTGCTCAGGAGGTGGGAGACCACGTTCCCCGCCCGGAGCTGGACGTAGGCCGGAGGGCTCTCCAGCTTGGCGAGCTCCTGGCTGTAGCACTCCAGCAGCTCGCGCGCCAGCGGCATCACCAGCGGGTCCGCGCTCATGCTCCGGCCCCGATCACGGTCACCCGGTCGCACGACTCGGGGAGGTCGGGCGAGAGCAGCACCGGCGGACGCTGGCGGCGGCTCGGGTTGAGCGCGGCCACCACGTCGTCCACCTCGCGGATGCCGGTCTTGCCGTCCGCCGGAGCCGGGGCCTCCAGCTCCACCTCCACGCCCTGGCGGGACAGCCGGGTCATCTTGGCCGGGAGGCGGCACGCTCCGGCCTCGCTGGGCGTCAGGGCCTTGGCGTACTCACAGGCCAGGAGCGCGGTCGCCACCTGGAGCGCCAGGGGGAGCTCGGTCCCCATCCCGTACGTCACCTCGAACGAGCCGGGCTCGCCGGGCTCGGCGGTCATCCGCTGGCACACCGGCCAGCACCCGCCGTCGATCCGGACCAGGAGGTAGGCCCCACCGGTCACGTCCACCCGGTACGCGCTCGGGGGGACCAGCTCCTCCCCCACGAGCACCGCGCCCACGCTGGCGACCGGCCCCCGGAGCACCACGGCGCACGCCGAGTTGCCACAGCACGCGGTGGTGCACCCGGAGTTGAACCACTGACCCGCGAACAGGAACGGGCCGCCCGGCACGCCGAGGCCGCTCAGGCCGGGCGCAACCGGCCAGGTCTGGTACGCGATGCCCTCGCCGCGCTGGGCCTGGCTGGGCCGCACGGTCACCGGGCACACGCCGAACCGGCGGCCGGTGGCGGCCCACAGGAACGTGCTCGCCAGCGCCAGCGCGGTGGCCTTGACGGTCTCGGGCTTGTCGGCCCACCCGGCGCACACGCCGAGGGCCACGGGGTCCACATCCCAGTCACATGGTGCGGCCACGGCGGTCTCCAGACGTTGTTCCGTTACGTGACCTCAGCGTACGGCACTTCCCAGGAGGGCCGCCATCAGACCAACAGGCCCGGCGGGATGGGTTCCCCCAGTCCCCCCGGGCCTGTTGACGGTGCACTGTCAGGCGGGCCGATCCCGCTTGTGGATGTCGTTCGCCTGGCGGCGCATCACGCCCGCGATGTCGGGGTCAGCGGACACGGCCCGGTCCTTCTCGTTCTGGGTGGCCGTGTCCTCGCTCCGGGTCCTGGGGTTGTCCTTGCCCGTGTTGCGGCCCTTGTTCCCGCCCTTGTTACCCACGGGTCACTTCTTCTTGGGCTTGAGGAAGGAAACGATGTCCCGGAGCCCGGAGCCCGGGGCCTGCTTGACCGCCTGGCCCTGGTTGTACTGCATCCCGGCCCCCTTCTTGGTGACCGCGATGACGTGATCGGTCTTCAGCGCCTGGGGGTGGTTCCGGAGCGCTTCCTTGGCCGCCTTCTCGCTTTTCTTCACCGTGTCCTCCTCCTGGACGAGGAACGTCCCCGCCTCGCCCTCTACTTTACAGGCGTGACGGGGACGTGTCCACTTGCTCCGGTCAGGAGCTCAGCGACTGGCAGCCACAGGACGGCTCCGGCGGAGCGAGCTGGGTCCAGATCGGGAGGTGGTGCGTGTCGCTCGGAATGGCCGTGAACAGGGGAGCGGGGACGCCCGCCTGGTCGCGCACCACGTCGTACGGGCCGACGCCCCACGGCGTGCCCTTGCGGGTCCGACCGGCCACCGTGAAGGTGATCAGGTCGTTGGTGATCACGATGTCCTCGGACAGCGCGCCCTCCACGACCCAGGGCAGGAGGTTGTACCCGTAGAACGGGAACGTGTCGCCGGGAAGGCACTCCTCCTCGGCGTTGCCCATCCACGCCTCCAGGGCGAAGTTGGCCGTGGCGAAGTCCGACTCCGTGACCGGGAACCCGATCGTGTTGCCCTGGTCGTCCTCGTACGGCTGGAGCCCGGTCACGATGGTGAACAGCTCCGGGTCCACCTCCTGGAACTGGATCGCCACGTCGTACCAGTTGAGCGACGGAGCGCCCCGCTGGTTGATGATGGCGCGGCCCCGGGCGTTGCGCTGGAGGAAGCGTTCGCCCTCCTCGGCGCTCGGGGTCATCGTGATGGACACGAACCCGTCCGAGACGGCGTACGCACAGTCCCCGAACTCGGGGTTGCCGCACTCGTCCAGCCGGGTCACGCGCATGGTCTCCCCCTGAAGGGGCTTGGCACACAGAAGGTTCATCAGGAACCCACCTCCTCCAGAGGATTGAACGTGACGCGACCGGCGAAGCACTCGAACGCCACCGCGTAGGCGCGCTCGGCCACCATGATGACCTCGTTCGTCGGCCGCTCGAAAGCGTTGTAGACCTGGATCTCCGGCGCGCGCCAGACCGTGGTCTGGCCCGTGACGATGACGTGTCCCGCCGGGTACGCGCCGAACACCCAGACCGAGCCCATCGGGGTCAGCTTACGAGCGTTCGGGCCGGGACCCTCGGGGACGATCAGACCAGCCTCGGCCGCCGAGGCGGCGACCTCGATCGGTGCGTGGATGTAGGCCACGCCCCCGTACTGGTGCTCGGTGTAGGCGTAGCGCTCCAGAGCGCCCACCACGTCCGTGATCAGGAGGTCCGTCAGGCCCGGCATGGGGACGGTCTCGGCCTCGCCGCTCAGCGACTGGATGCCGAGGCTGTTCCCCTCGAAGTCCTGGCCGGTCCACAGGGCACGCTCCACGGCGGCCTGTTCGGTCCCCTCCAGGCGACGGAGCACCATCTGGCGCTGTTCCTCGTCGGTGTAGCCGACCGCGCCACAGTTCAGCGTGGCGAGCGCGACGAACACGCCGGACTCCACCTCGCCGGACTGGCCGTCCATCGGCTTGTCCGGCGCGCTGACCTCGCCGTTGTAGCAGTTGACGCCGTAGGCGTACGCCTCCCCGCACACGGGGACGAACCGAACGCCCCCGCCCTCCCCGGTCGTGGGGAGGTCGATCGGGCCGCTGGCCGCGTCGAACAGGCCGTACCGTCGCCGGAGCCGTTCCGGAGCCGGAACGCTCAGACCCGGGATGATTGCCATCCGCTACTCACCTCCTCGGTGGTCGAACCGAGCGCCGGGGGCCGGAGCCCCCGGCGCGCCGGGGAAGTGGATCACGGGCAGCAGCCGACGACACCGGAGGTGTCGATCGGGACCTGGTAGAGCCGCGAGTCGGCGCACATCTTGAGGACCGCGAACCCGTCCTCCGCGAACAGCGCGGTGTACTGGTTGCGGGTCAGGAGCGCGTTGTCGTAGATGGTGTCCAGGTTCACCACGTCGCGGACCGGCTTGACCCAGGTACCGGCCGGGTAGACCAGGAACTGGACGTTGGCGGGCCACGCCGTGATGGCGGTCTGGGCACCCGGGCCACCGGCGAGGCCGCTGTAGGCGTCCTGCCAGTCGTAGACGAACCGGGGGACCGCGCCGCGCGTGGTGAACGCGGCCAGGATCTCGGCGTCCGTGACGTTGATGGCGGCCACGCCCTGGCGGCGCGCCAGCGCCGCGCGGATCGGGGCCAGGACCCACGCCGGGAGCACGACCTCCATCGTGGCGTTGCGGCCCATCCGGTGCCGGTAGCGCATGTCCTCGATGGCGAGCTCCACGGCCGACAGCAGCGCGCTGGCCGCGTCGTCGCCCGAGGCGTCCGCCGCGATGGTGACCGGCGCGCCGGAACCGGCGACGATCCGCGCGATGACGGCCTCGTTCACCTTGTGGGCCAGCGCGACCATCGCGCCCCGGGTGAACCGGGTGACGGCCTCGGGGTAGCCCCGGCGCTGGAGGAGCGAGCCGGTGATGCACACGTAGGCCACGTCCAGCCGGACCTCCACGAAGTCCGGGCACGGGATCTCGACACAGACCTTTTCGACGCCGTTCTCCACGTCGTACTCGGTCAGGATCACGTCCCCCTCGTCACCGATGGAGTCGTAGATCGTGGAGAAGTTCGGGCCACCGTCGTCCGGGACGAAGAACCCGCCGCGCGTGGCCTGGACCTCCGGGATGTCCAGCATCCCGTCCAGGGTCTCCAGCTCGCACAGGTCGTACAGCGTCTCGGACGGGGCGCACCAGCCCACGGCCGCCGTCAGCGACTTACCGGCCGCCACCTGGGCGGTCATGCTGGCGGTCAGCGAGCCACCGGGGAGGCGGCTCTCCTGGGTCGCGTAGTCCAGGACGGACAGCGCGTCCTTGGTGTCGGTGATCCGGAGCTCGGCCGGGAACTGGCGCTGGAACGCCACGTTGCCGTGCCGGACGACGGACCGGCCGCCCATCTTGAACCGGCCCGCACCGGCGTACCGGGTCGCCAGCTCGGCGTCCGACAGCGAGCGCTTGCCCGCCGGGTAGGAGGCCAGGCGGCGCTCGATCAGCTCACCGGCCGCGCTGAACGAGGTCAGCTCGCCGCCGACGCCCGGGGCGTCCGCGCTGGCGACCATGACCGCGAACCGCTCGGGCTCGGTCTCGGGGGCCGGGTCCAGGGTGCCGCCCTGGGCCGGGACCGGCTCGGTGCCGCCCGGGTTCGGGGCCGGGACCGGCGGGGTGGTCGGGGTCGGCTCGGGGGCCGGGGTGGGCTCCGGGGCCGGGGTCGGCTCGGCCAGACCGGCGGCCAGCTCCTGGCGCGCGGCGGCGGCCTGGGTGGCGAGCTCGGTCCGGCGGGTGTCCTCGGCGGTGACGCTGGCGAACAGCTCGCGCGTCGCCACCAGGAGCTCCGCGCTGGCGTTGTCGTCGGCCAGGGTGGTCCGGGCGAACTCGCGGACCTGGGTCTGGAAGGCCGCGAAGTCCGCCGCGCTGAGCGCGGTCAGATCGGCCGGGACCTCGAACGGGAACAGCATCAGGGTTCCTCTCGGATCGGTCATGTGTCTGTGACTCCAGCCGGACCGAAACCTGACGCTGGTATGTCAAGCGCGATCGTAGCACCGGCGCGGACAACGAACCCCGGATGTCCTCCTCCCCAGGGTGTTGACACTCCACAGTCATGGCTGTAATGTTCTGGGTGTGAGGGGGACAGGCCCCCGGAGAACCGGAAGGACCACCGACGATGAGCACCCAGACCCGCGAGCGGAACTACACCAAGAACCCCCACACGGCCCGCTGGCTGATGGCGTTCCACACCGCTGGCGGCACCCGCACCGGCGGCGCGGTGGCCGAGGTTGCCGACGACACCGAGGCCCTGGCCCTGGAGGCCGCCCAGGACGATGACCTCCTGGACCTGGTGGAGGACAAGGACGTGGTGGACCTCCGGACCCCCGGCCAGGTCAAGTTCATGGACGACCTGGTGGCCCGGCTCACCCGCCTGGACCCGGCGACCGGCGAAGCCGCCCGGGAGTACACCCAGCGCATGACCGAGAACGGCAAGTGGACCTCGGAGCGCGGCGGCAACGCCAGCCAGTGGATCGACCGGATGATCGGCAAGGAGCGCGAGCTGAAGGCGGCGGCCCCCAAGGTCACCACCGGGGAGGTCGAGATCCCGGCCAACCGCTACGGCATCCACAAGGACGGCGAGGTCAAGTGCTACGCCGTGGACTACGGCAAGGAGGGCACCCGCTGGGAGGGGTTCCTGTTCCTGAACCGGATCTCCTCGGACGACCTGTTCCCGGTCAAGAACCCGGCCGAGAAGGCGGCCATCCTGGCCGAGATCCGCAAGGACGTGGAGGCCGCCCAGATCCTGGCCGGGCTCACGCTCCGCCGGTGCCGCCGGTGCGGCCGGGGCCTGAGCGACACCAAGAACCCGTACTTCGAGCTGGCCCTGGGTCCGGAGTGCGGCGGCAAGTGATCACCGGGCGGGGGCCGCTACGGCCCCCGCCCTCCCCTGGAGGAGGAGCCATGCAAGATCCCGAATACTTCGTCTACTACGACCGGGCGAACACCCGGCCCCGGAAGTTCTTCGGACGGGACCACCGAGCCGCGATGGAGTGGGCTCAGGCGAACGCGGACAAGGACACCGAGGTTGTGAAGTGCCAGACCGTGTGGTCCGCTCGGGACCACCGCCCCCAGGCGTGACGGTAAGGTGGCGGGATGGAGATCCTGGAGATTCGCCCGGCGCGCGTCAGCGCCGGGCTGGTCGCCATCGGGGACATGCTGGTCACGTCCCCGATCGGCGCGAACGGACCGAGGCCGAGCCAGTGGATCGGCGCGGTGACCGAACACGTGATCGTGGACGAGCGGCCGGGCGAGGACGGCGAGCCGGTCAAGGTGCCGGAGGACGAGGCCAAGCTGTGGCGCAAGTGGCGCGTGGGCCGCGTGGACGGGACCAACGTGGAGACCGCCGTCGTCCCGGCGGACGGCTGGGTGTGGGTCCACCTCCCCATCGTCAACGCCTGACCGAGAGCCCCGGCCCGCCAGCCGGGGCTCTCTCGGTGGCAACTTTGCAGTCCGTACGGTAAGGTAGAGCGAACAGGACGAGGAAGGGGAGGGGCCATGCCCGCCATCACCGAGGAGCACCCGGTCCAGCCGGGGGCCACCATCACGAACGGATCGAGCGCGCTCCGGATCACCGAGCGCGTGGAGAAGGACCCCCGCTGGGGCGGACCGGCCTGGCGCGGCATGTGCGTCCCGCTGGAGGCGTTCGGCGGCAACGCCGGGATGTCGGACACCGTGCCGGACTACCTCCTGGGCTCGTGGCGTCACGTGCCGTTCGAGTGGTCGCCGGTGGTCGGCGGCGGCCTGGAGGAGCGCTACGTGTGGACGCCGGACTACCGGCGGCTCCAGCGCGAGGTCCGGCGCGCGGTCCAGCCGACCGTGGACGGCATCCGGGGCCACCGGGTGGACACTCCGGCGGATGCCGCGCTCCGGGACGCCCTGGGCGTGGGGGAGCCGATCACCCGGGCGGACGCCCAGCGGCTCATGGCCGAGCTGGGCGTGGACGAGCTGGACCTGGTTCAGCGCCAGGACCACGACATCCGGGGCGACTGGTGAGCGCCACGGCGCGGCCAGCGCGGTGGTGGGAAACGGACGGCCCGATCCCCGAGGGACGCCAGGGCCGCCTCGTCTCCCCGGCCGGGCGCTCCGGTGGCGTGACGTGCCCGGAGTGCGGCCAGAACCCGGTGGTCTACAACGGGAACTATTTCTGTGACGGCTGGGTCTTCCCCGGCCCGGCGCGCCGCGAGGACGGCGAGTGCGAGTGGGCGCTGGCGCACCCGGCCACGACCAAGCGGGACCGGGCATTCTGCGACCTGGTGGGCCTGGACTACGAATGAGCGCTTGACACTTCACAGTCACGCCGGTAATGTTCTGGGTGTCGGGGGCACACGGCCCCCGCACCCGGAGAGGACCACCGACCATGAGCGCTCAGACCA